AACTTGGACTCTCAAGAGTCCATGCCGGTGTCCTCTCTCATAGGGAGGGTTCTGAGCTATCTCGCATCGCGGACACATGTCACGCGTTCATCGACCCCTTTATTCTCTCTGATCCGATGTTTCTAACATCGGTTGCTGATCTGAAGATCATCAGGAAGGTGATCCGGGCTATCTGGTCTATAGGACCAACTAACCTAGGTCAAGTTGTGAAATTCTATAAAGAATTCTCGACTTTCCTTCTGAAGGCTGCCAACAGGCAGCAGTCTTCAATGAACTGGAGTAACCCTTTTAGGGTTTGTCTTAAGCTTGAATGCCTTAAAGGCATCTTTGCTGGAGACTCTGATAAGAAAACTTATCAGACTCTAGCGCATTTTGTCAGTGGTCGGCATTTCTGTGCCGGCGACGAGCGCACTTCTAAGAAGGCCCTCGACAGATTTAAGGAGGTAATCTCGTCTCCCGGCTACGTATCTCCCGAGCATATTGCTCGTTTGAGAGACGCAGCCCTTCAGTTGGGGCTTAAAGCCGCAGCTGACTGTGAGAGGTTGGGTCTTAGACCTAGCGAGGCTGATCATATCAGTCTCGCCCACTCAGGGGATTATGATCGAAGTAATGAGGAAGGTGGGCGAGCAGCCTCGACTATGTCGGACTGCTTCCCAATCTTAACTCACGTTCCTGATCATGACGAGGAAATCAACACACCTTTCGGTGTGTTGCGATGTCCTGCTGGCATTGCCAGATGGAGATGCTGGTGCAGACCGAACCAGTACGATAAATACATCAGAGGCTCTAAGAAGTTAGACAACTTCGAAGAAGAGTGGTTCATTGAAAAATCAATAGAAACACACCCTCGGATGTTTTATCTGGAGACGATCGAATTTGGGGAGTTACTCCCTTTGACCTTGTTTAATCAGAAACTGATTAGACAGGGGTTCGATGCGGCTCTCGGTGACCAAATCGCTTGTTGTGCCTACCTAAAGGCTAAAGAGGAATATTTCCTCAACACCTCTCGAGTCATTGCCGTCCCTGAGCCTGGCTATAAAGTCAGGATCGTTACGACATCCAAGTGGTGGACTAATGTCCTCCAGCAAGGACCTTCTCACGTACTCATTGAGTACTTGAAAAGTAATGAGGAGACAATGGCTGGTCTTTCCAAGAGAGACCAGGCATGGTGTTTTCTTAAGACTATGGAAGGTCGTTGTTTCCCTAAGGGAACCCACGTCCTTTGTTCGGACCTCACAGAGGCTACCGATCACATTCCTTTCGAAGTCACTCGCGCCCTTCTTGAAGGGTTCGCGAATGGCGTCGGCGGAGTGCCAGGTCTTGAAGAGGCTTTAGATGTGGCCTTAAATCCACAAGTCTTTGAATTCGAAGATGGGTCCTCTACTGTCATGCAGAAGGGGATCGCCATGGGTGGACCGTTGGCTAAGCCAACTCTCCATCTCCACCAGCTGGCGAATGAGTTGATTGCATTGCAAGACTCAATCGCAGCTGGGGACATCTCAGGAAGACAAGACGTGTGCTTTTCTGTCGGGGGCGACGATATAATCGGCGTCGGACCTGACTCTTACCTCA